AAATTGCTTAAAGAATTAGGTGAAGCTAAAAAGGCTGCCGAAGAAGCACGTGAAGCTGCAAAAGAGTTTCGTGAGTTTCAAAAGCAACAGTTTGAGCGTAAAACCAAAGATCTTGAAGTCCAGCTAGAGCAACTGAAACAAGCTAAGCGTGAAGCAATTACGCAAGGCGACGGTGACAGAGCGATAGCAATTGATGATGCAATGGACGATTTAAAAGAACAGCGCATCGAGGCTAAAGAAGAACTTAAAGCTGCTGAGGCAAAGACTAAAGAAGTTCAACCAGTTACTACTGATCCAGTATTAAATTCCTGGATGGAAAAGAATGACTGGTTTGGTCCAGATAAAAGAATGACAACCGTTGCAAACGCATTAGGGATTGAAATTAGACGTGAATTTCCTAATTTAAACGGTCAACCATTTTTGGATAAGCTAGACCAAGAACTTAGAGAAGCTATGCCGGAAAAGTTTGGCAAAAAGTCTGTACCTAACCCAATGGAAGGCTCTCCTAACGGAACAGCGCGACCATCGGTAAGTTCAGGTAAAAAGACTTATACTAACTTGCCTCCAGAAGCTAAAGCAGCTTGTGATAAATTTGTTAAGCAAGGTCTGATGACCAAAGAAGCTTATGTTGCAGAATATGATTGGGAATAAGGGAGAAAGAACATGACTGAGAACAAACGTGAAATTAAAGCTACACCAGAGTCTACTAAGGTAGAGCGTCCAACTCGCAAGAGAGGCGTATTTAATGGGACTGTGGGCAAGCTGCAAGTAGGATCAACCATTCCAGGTTATCACTTGCACATTTTCAATGACATGCCTGGACGCATCCAGCAAGCCACTGAAAACGGTTATGAATTCGTTCATCCCAACGAGGTAGGTGGTACTACGGAGAATGTTACATCACGTAATACCGACATAGGAGATAAGGTTCGATTCTTAGTAGGTGCAGGCGAAAAAGGTGAACCCATGTATGCTTATTTGATGAAAATCAAACAAGAGTGGTGGGAAGAAGACCAAGCCGAACTACAAGCAAAGAACGATAAAACCGATGCAGCGATTAGACAAGGGAAAACGCCTGGTGCGGATTCTACTGGTTTCTACAACGCTGGCATTAAATACTAAAACTTTCTTAAAAGGAAAAACAAATGGCAAACGTAAATGCCGTAACAGGACTGTCGCCAGTAGGCACAGTTACTGGTGCACCCTTCAATGAGCAAGGCTACCTTTACGCTATCGCTAACGACGCTTCTAACACATACGCTATTGGCGATATTGTTAAGTCTGCTGTTGGTAACGATGCAAACGGTGTCGGTCTCGTAACTAAAGCTGCAGCAACTGACGTTCCTTTGGGCGTTATTGCTTCTATCCGTGTTGCTAACCCAGGCGTAAGCTTGCAAGGCACAAACATTGACTTAGGTAAGCTGTACATCAGCTTGAGCTCTGGTTCATACACCTATGTTTATGTTATCACTGATCCAAACGTTGTATACCGTGTACAGGCTAATGCTACTGCAAATGCTAAAGTTGGTTCTACCGCAGTTCCAACAATTACTGCTGACCAGACTTCTACATTGAGCCAGTCTTCACCATTCTCTGCTACATACGTAACTCCAGATAGCTCTGCTACTGCAGCTTCTATGTTCCAGATCGTTGGCCTCTATCAAGAGCCACAAAACGTTCCTGGTGCTTACAACGACGTATTGGTTGTGTTTAATAAGCATCAATACAAACAAGCATTCGGTGCTTAATTAATAGGAGATATATAAAATGGCTGGTGTAATTACAACTGGTACACATCCCAAGGCCCTATGGCCTGGTATCAAAGCTTGGTGGGGTCAGGTTTATGACGAGCACCCAGAAGAGTACATTCATCTCTTCGACAAAGACACTTCGATGCAGAACTACGAAGAAGAAGTTCAGTTAACAGGTTTCGGTTTAGCTCCTGTTAAGTCTGAAGGTCAAGGCGTTCAGTATGACTCAGAAGTTCAAGGTTTTGTAACACGTTATACCCACATTGCATACGCATTGGGTTATATCGTAACGAAAGAAGAACTCGATGACAACTTGTATGAGCAAGTTTCTAAGCGTCGTGCTGCTGCTTTGGCAATGTCTTTCCGTCAAACCAAAGAAAACGTTGCTGCTAACATCTATAACCGTGCTTTCAATTCTACCTATACTGGTGGTGACGGTGTATCTATGTGTGCAACTAATCACCCTAATACTTCTGGTGGCACTTTTGCCAACACCCCAACTGTGTCTGTTGACCTCTCCGAGACTTCCTTGGAAGATGCAACTATCGCAATCATGGGCTTCCAGAATGATCGTGGTCTCTTGATCAACGTCATGCCACGTAGCTTGATCGTTGCTCGTCAAGAATGGTACAATGCTAACCGCATTTTGAAATCAGTATTCCAATCAGGTACTGCAAATAACGACATCAACGTTCTGAAGGCAACTAATGCCATCCCAGAAGGTATCGTTATGAACCACTACTTGACAAGCCCTCACGCTTGGTTCTTGCGTACTAACGTTAAGAATGGTTTACAGTATTTCGAGCGTACCGCAATTAGCTTCGACATGGACAATGATTTTGACACCATGAACGCTAAAGCTAAAGGCTACGAGCGTTACAGCTTCGGTTGGACAGACCCACGTTGCATCTATGGCGTAAACGGTCCCTAATTAGTTCTTTACATTTGAACTAGTTTGTGTTATAATGGTCGGGTTAGGGGTTCACAAGACTCCTTTCCCTTCCTCTCAAAGGAAACAATATGGGCACAATTAAAACCCCAATGGATGCAGTAGTTAAGAATAAATCTTACATGTCTGCACCTAAGCAAAAAGAAGTAAAGGGTCTAGGCAACACTCAAGCAGTTGAGAACAAAGAAGGTCAAGACTCTGGCGTTAAAAAGAAGCGTCTACATGCAGTAGAAGCTTTGCATTATCCTAAGTAACAATTCAATAATCCTAAACGTCTTAATTGACGTGAACCCATCACTTTTAGGAGATTTAAATGGGCACACCAACAAGATTTACCTATGGCGTAGCAACAGTTCCACGTGGCTATCCTCTTTCAAGCTATCCTCTTCCTGATCCTTTCAATAGCACAAGCGACACAGGTTTTGGCGTAGCTACTTACTCTAACGATTTCATGTCTGTTAATGCTGAAGACTTTACCGTTTCTGGTTCAGGCTCCACATTGGCAGTCGCTTCTGGTTTAGGCGGTTTAGCTGTAATGACCCCAGGCGGTACTACCACAGCTACTTCAGCTTTCAAAGCAGGCACAGCTTTTGGTTTTGTAGCTGGTCAAAAACTATGGTACACAACTCGTTTAGAAGTTAGTGCAACTACTGGTGCTTTCACTGCAGGTCTGGCTTCTGCTGGTACTTCTGCAACTGACGGCTTGTATTTCTCTACTTCTGGTACTACAGTTAACTTGGTATCACGTGTAGGTTCTACTTCTACTACTTTGGTATCTAGCGTAGCTACTTTGGCTGCTAACACTTTTGTAGAACTCGGCTTCCACTACAACAACACTGACTTGTTAGTTTATGTTAACAATCAGTTAGTTGCTCGTGTAACCAACCCATCCATCGGTGCTTCTGGTACAAACTTGACCAGTGCGTTGTTGTCTCCAATCTTTACCGACACACCAACTGCTACTGAAACAATGACCATTGACTACGTATTGGCTGCTGTCGAAGTTTCACGTTAATAGGGAGTAGCACATGACTACTACAATTCAAACGCCTATTCAGATATTAGAAGATGGCCCACGTAATGTTGTAATTAAGTACGAGGGTTCATTAACTTCTACTGATGCAGGTGTTTATACTATTGTTGACCCTGCTGCATTAAGTGACTTTGATATCAATGGTGTTAAGGCTAATCGTTTACGTGTTAACCGAGTCAACTACGACGTAGAAGACTTGCTAACTGTAAACATCCTTTGGGAAGGTGCTTCTGCTAATACTGTGTTCTGGAACTTTGCAGGGCGTGGTAAGGTAGACGCATGGCGTTATGGCGGTATCAATGATAACGCTGTAAACCCAACAGGTAGAATTTTAGCTACCTTTGACTACGAAGGTACAACACAACCTTTAACATTTACAATCGTTCTTGAGTTGGTTAAACAACATACATGATGCAAACTAATCTTAACGCTAAGGAAATTCAACTAGTTGCTACCGTCACTCGTGCTGATGGCACTGTGGAGGAACTTGGCGTTATAGATTACTACCATCAAAATCCACTCAAGAGAATTATTTGGAGAATTAAAAAATGGCTACATTACTAGTTAATACTGGCCGTGCAATTATTACCAACCGCTTAAACAGTGGCGGAACCATTCCTAGCTATGTAGCATGGGGAACTGGTGCAGGTACTACGAGTGCGACAGATACAACTTTATTTACTGAAGTAACTCCTCGCACTGCGGGAACAGCTACTCAGGTAACTACTTCAACAACAAACGATACATTCCAAGTTGTAGGTACACAGACTGCAGCAACTGGTGAGACAATCACCAACGCTGGTTTGTTTGATGCTTCTACTTCTGGTAACTTGTTTGTTAAAGGTGACTTCACTGGTATCGCATTAAATACTGGCGATAGCATTCAGTTTACCTTTAAAGTTCAATTTAGTTAATATTTAGGAAAATATGGCTTTCGTTCTAGCGGATCGGGTTAAAGAATCAACAACTTCACCTGGCACAGGAACAGCTACCTTAAACGGTGCTGCTACTGGCTATCAATCCTTTTCCGCTGGAATCGGAGCTAATAATACAACGTATTACACCATCGCTGACCAATCAGGTTCTAACTGGGAAGTTGGCTATGGTACTGTAGGTTCAGGCGGTACGACTCTTGCGAGAACGACTGTCCTGGCCTCTTCTAATTCAGGATCGCTGGTTAACTTCTCCAGCGGTACACAAGATGTATGGTGCGACTATCCTGCTGGTAAAGCTGTATATCAAGATACTAATAATAACGTAAGTGTTAACTGTTTATTTGAAGGATTTACTTCTCAAGCACAAAGCGGAACAACTCTTGTTTTAACTGCTTCTTCTGTTCAAAACTGGGTAATAACTGGTTCAGGCGGTCAAACAATTCAGTTACCAAACGCAACTACTTTACCTAACGGTGCACTATTTACATTTAATAACAATCAATCTTCAGGAGCGATTGTTGTTCAAAATAACTCTGGTACAACTATTTGCACGACTCAATCAGGTGCATTTATAACAGTTATTTTATTAAATAATTCTAGTTCTGCTGGTTCTTGGGATTATCATAACTCAGCACCTAGTAATGCTTCATGGTCTACCAATACTCTTTCTTGGTCTGGCACTATATCAGGAACTACATGGAACGGTGCAACTATTGGTACTTATTATGGCGGTACTGGACTTTCAGGATCATCACCATTTACTGCAGCTAACAATGCAATCTACTCAACATCTTCATCAGCATTAACTGCTGGTACTTTACCTATTGCTGCAGGTGGTACAGGGGCTACTACTGCAAGTACAGCATTTAACGCTTTATCACCTGTAACGACATTAGGTGATTTAATCTATGGTTCTGGTACAAACACCAATGCTAAATTAGCTGGTAACACAACAAGTACCAAGAATTTCTTAGTTCAGACAGGAACTGGAACAGTCTCAGCAGCTCCTACTTGGGGAACTATTTCTGCTGCAGACGTGCCTACACTAAATCAAAATACGACAGGTACTGCAGCTAACATCACAGCAACAAGCAATACAACTTTAACGTCTCTTGCTAACTTAGTTACTGTAGGTACTATTGGTACAGGTACTTGGCAAGGCACAACTATTGCCGTAGGTTATGGTGGTCTTGGTATTACTACAACACCTACTGCTGGACAGATTCCTATCGGTAACGGAACAAACTACACTGCAGCTACTATTACTGCAGGTTCAGGAATATCTGTTACTAACGGTTCTGGTACAATTACTATTGCATCTAGTGGCGGTTCTTTCCCTGCTAGTCTTTATATCACTGCTCAACAAAATTTTGGAGGCTTCATCTAATGGCAGCTAATACATCGCCTATTTTTCCGTTATCGCCTATTGTAGGTATAGCAACCTTAACTGCTGCTACAGCTATTACCTCACGTGCTAACATTACTGGTACAACTGGTCTAGTACAGCTTACAGCTACTTCTACTAACGGCACAAAGATTGATGCTATTACAGTAACTGCTAAAGGTACTACCGTAGCTAATACTATTGAT